GATAAGGTGCGTGTTGAAGTTAAGAACACCATCATCGGTTCTGCTGGTTCGCCTGCCGATCCCAGTGATGTGATCGTTGCCCCTGATCGTCGTCCCGGCATCGTTCCGGGTGCGTTCCGTCAGTTGGGCGTTCTCGACGTAATCCCGATGGGTAGCACTGGTTCCAACCAGGTGTTCTACACGCAGGAAGATGCGTTCGTGAACGAAGCCAAAGAAGTCACCGAAGGCGCTGCTAAGGCTGAGTCTGACCTGACCTTCAAGCTGATCGAAGAACCCGTCCGCACTGTGGCGCACTTCCTGAAGCTGTCGAATCAGGTGCTGGACGATGCCCCCGCTTTGGAAGGCTACGTCAACCGCCGTTTGACCCACGGCCTGCGCAACCGCTTGGAACTTCAGGCGCTGCGTGGCAATGGTTCTAGCCCGAACTTGGCTGGCTTGTCCGCTTCTGGCCGTCACACCGCCTTTACCCCGTCAACGGGTGACAGCGCGCTGGATAGCTTGAACCGCGCCAAGTACGCTGTGACTGGTGCTGACTTTATGGCTACCCACATCTTCATCAACCCTGCCGACTGGGGCGCGATTGAGCGCAGCAAGGTAGACGATGGTGGTTATGTGTTGGGTGACGGTGGTGCGATCACCTACGTCAACAATGGCTTGAACCCGCTGGTTTGGGGTTTGACTGTTGTGCCTAGCAACAACGTCGAAGCTGGCAAGTTCTACGTCCTCGACGTGAACGCCATTGAGCTGATGATGCGTCAGGGCGTGACCGTAGAGATGGGCTTTGTGGACAAGGACTTCACGAATAACCTCGTGACCTTGCGCGCTGAGCTTCGTGCTGCGATGGCTGTGTATCAGCCGACCGCCGTGCGCTTCGGTGATCTGGAACAGTAAGTCGTTCTAGTGGTATAAGGGAGGCTCACTTTGTGGGCCTCCTTTTTTTATGGCCGGGAGAAAGTAATGACTCAACAAGTTAAAGTTCAGGCGAAGGTGCATTTTTCATCTAGCGCGTTTGGTACGTTTACGCCGGGTGAGGTGTTTATGCTGCCTGCCGATGTAGCCGAGCGCTACATGGAAAACGGATTTGTGCAAAAACACACTTACGAGATCAAGCCTCGCGTAGAAGTTCCGCTTATCCCTACGGAAGCTGGCACGGAGAAACCGTCCTCGTCCTTGCCAGCGGGCCAAGCCTCACCAAAGGGGACGTCGAAAAAGCCGCGCAAAAAGCAAACAAAGTCATCTGCGTCAACAACACGATAGAACTTTATGGTAATGCAGACGCATTGTATGCGGGCGATGTGAAATGGTGGCGCGCTTACAAACATCTGTGGAAAAACTTTCAGGGCATGAAAGTTACGATCAATGAGCAGGCGCGTGACGACTTTGATTGCATATTCTTGCCGACCGATGCCAGAAAAGGTTTGGGGCTTGTGGGTGTAGCCACAGGCGGCAACAGCGGGCATCAGGCGGTCAACCTTGCTTTTCTGCTAGGCGCTAAGCGTATTTGGTTGCTAGGCTTTGATATGTCAGCAGACAAATCTAGCCATAATCACTTTTTCGGCAACCACAAAGGCCGCGATTTAACTAACCCCAACCGCAACTTATACCGCGACTGGCGTCGCAAGTTTGAGGAAATGGTAGCTTTAATTGAGGCTCGCAATGTGGAAGTCACCAATTACACACGCAAGACTGCACTAAGCATTAAGCGAGGATGCCTTGATGACTTGTAAGATCGTTTGCGTATTGCGCTCAGGCGGCGTCTACACGCCTGAATATGTGACACGTCTACGCGATGGTGTAGCGGCTAACATGAAAAGCGCTTACAAGTTTGTGTGTCTGTCAGACGTACAAATCGAAAGCGTCAACACGATAGCGCTAGAAACCGATTGGCCCGGATGGTGGGCAAAGCTGGAAATGTTCAGGCTTAACGGGCCGTGCTTGTATTTTGATTTGGACACAATCATCACAGGCGACATCACCCCGCTGGCAAACCTTTGCTATCAGCACAACATGATCATGCTTCGGGACTTCGGCTACAAAGGCAAAGGCGTAGAGGGCGCGTCAGGCGTTATGGGATGGTCAGGCGACATGTCCTACTTAACCAACCGTTACGATCCGCAAAAGACGTATCCGGGGCTTGGGGATCAAGGTTACATAGCAACCCAGTGCCACCCCGTTTATTGGCAAGACATAGCGCCTGGGCGTATAGTTAGCCGTAAGCTGCATCGTGATAGGAAGGGCGCAAGCGTGGTATGCTATCACGGTCAACCGAGGCCGCACGAAACAGGGTGGAAGCCATAATGTCAGTTATCACACTTGAAGAAGCGAAAGCGCATTTGCGCGTTTTGGAAAGCGAAGAAAACGACCTTATTCAAAAATACATTGACGCTGCCGAAGCGCATGTGTCGAAGTATCTTGAGCGTCCGCTTGACCCGTGGAATGAGGAAGGCGACCCGACCCCAGACAACGTTAAGCAAGCTATCTTGCTGGCGGTTGGGGATTTTTATGAAAACCGCGAAGCGAGATTTGTTGGCACTATTCAAACAAACAACCCAGCATTTGAAGCGCTGCTACATTGGGATCGCGCTCACTTGGGGCTTTAACAATGGCTGCTGGCAAGCTAGATCGTATTATTCAAATCAGAAGGCCATCATTTGTTGATGATGGTTTTGCGCAATCTGAGGTTTACACGCTGCTGCCTGAGCGCATCCCGGCGCATTTTGCTGACGTAAGCGATGGTGAACGCATGCGCGCTAGTCAGGTGCAGTCAAACTTAACCAGCCGCTTTCAGATTCGCTATTCGACTTTTGCAAGGCAGATAACGCCAAAGGATCAAATTGTTTTTGAGCGCCGCGTATACGACATTGTGGGCATTAAGGAAATGCCAACCCGCAGGCGCATGATTGAAATCACCGCCGCTGCTCGCAACGACTTGCCGTTGCTTGAGCCGCAGCAGTTTAGCAACGAGTTTTCCGAGGAGTTTGCATAATGCCTACTAAGCGCACCATTCAGCAGCTTTATGATTTTTTTGAACCCGGTCAGCAAGACAGATCAATTACGCCAGATCGCGTTCAGGATTTGATTTTATCGCTGCAAGGCGGTTATGGCCGCATCTCGGGCAACAGTTCAACCGCTTTCACTTTGCAGCAGAACGAGTGGAAGGTTGTAAACATAGCCACAACGCTTGCGCCAGGGGCGCGGCAATTTGTTATGCCTTCACCGGGCAGGCTGCAATGCTTGTGCGAAATTCCGTCTTTAATGGTCAACTCAGGATTTTTGACAATACAAACAGATGGCGCCTCAATTTATGAAGTGGCGCTAGGGATTAACGGCGAAGTCGATACTGGGTCTGTGTCGGCGCTTCGGTTGCCTCCCGGTGGCGGTTCAGGAACCGTGCCTTTGCATAACGACTTTTTGCAAGAAGCAAATGATTTTGTCGAGGTGTTTATTCGCAGAATTGATGGCGCTGTAAACCCCAGCGTGACCCATTACCATTTGTCTGGCCGGACTTACACCGAATAATGCGCTACCAAATAACACAAGACTGGCAAGGCGATACCGTTTGCATTTTGGGCGGCGGCCCATCTTTGGCAAATGTGGACTTGTCGTCTATGCCTTCAGACTGGCGCGTGATTGCAATTAACGAGGCAGGGCTAACCAAAGCGCCAGAAGCTGACGTTTTATTTTTCGGCGACTTCCGCTGGTATCAATGGAACAAGGGTCGTTTGAAGTTTTACATGGGTCAGGAAACAATTACTCGCGGCTATGACTACATGTATCCAGATCACATTAAGGTCGCCCGATGGGATCGCGACCAAGCAATACACAAAAGCGCTAACGCTATTGGCGGCTGGTGCAGTGGCGGTAGTGCGATCGATCTAGCCTATAAGCGCGGCGCTGCTAAGATTATTTTGCTGGGCTTTGATATGAACGACAAAGGCAAGGCAAACTGGCATGACGCGCACAAAGAGCCTGCCACACCTAACAGCAAGCGCGACCATTTCATTCCGTCACTTGAGCGCGCGTCTGAGGCCCTTAAAGACGCTGGCGTTACGGTCATTAACGCAACACCTAAATCTAAGCTGACGTGCTTTGAGTTTGCGCCGTGGGAGGACTTATGTCTGTCACGATGAAGATGGAAGGCTTTAGCGATGTGGATCAGGAATTGCAAAAGCTGAGCAGGACAGCAGGCAAGGGCGTACTAAGGCGCGCTTTGAAAAAGTCATCGGAGCCGCTTGTTGAACGCATGAAGTCAGGCGCACCTGTGGATTCGGGCAATTTGCGCAACTCGATCACATCCAGCACAAAGCTGGCATCGCGCCAATCGCGGATGCACCGCCGCATGTTTGCTAATGACCGATCTGCTGTCGAGTTTTTTGTTGGGCCTTCATACGATTTAGGTGCTGGCGGTAGGCATGCGCATCTGCTTGAGTTTGGTACAAGGCACATGTCGCCGCAGCCATTTGTCAGGCCAGCGTGGGATGGTGATAAAATGCCGTTACTAGATCGCGTTGCAGATAATCTGAAGGTTGAGTTAGAGCGCTCTATTGCGCGGTCGCTTAAACGGGCTAAGAGGCTTGAGTGATGGAAGAGGAACTAAGATCGCTATTACTCGCCACAAGCGCCGTAACCGACATTGTGGGCGATAAAATCAACTGGGGATCAATGCCGCAAGGTCAGGAATATCCGGGCGTGGCGTTGCATGTAATTGACGAAGTTAGCGAAAACACCATGACTGGCCCTGACGGTTTATTGCAGGGGCGTGTTCAGGTGGATTGTTATGCGGTAACATATAGGCAAGCAAAACTGCTGTCACGCGCCATACGCACAAGACTAGATGGTTATCGCGGCGGGGGTTTTTCTGGTATCTTTTTGGCTGGCGCGAGAGATAGTCGGGAAGGTGGTACTAACGAGGCCGACCGACCGTTTCGAGTAAGTTTAGACTTTTTGACCAACTGGAGGTCATGAGATGAGTAATGCAGACATTGGGTACGATACCCGATTTTCCATTGAGGACGCTGTTGGTTCTAGTGTCTTTGTTGAGTTGCTGGAAGTGTTTGAAGTTACCCCGCCTGAGATCACTGTTGATCAGGTTGAGGTTACTCACTTCAAATCACCCGGTCGCGCTAAACAGTTTATTCCCGCCCTGGCCGACAACGGCACTGCTCAGGCGCAGATGAACTACCTTCCCAACAGCACGACCGATCAGCGTTTGCGTGAACTGCAAGCGTCTGGCGAAGTGTTGTCAATGCGTATCACATTCCCGAATGGCGTGACCGTGACCTTCCCAGCTTCTGTGGAAAGTTACAGCCAGAACATTCCGGTTGGTGATCGCATGACTGCCACGGCTGGCTTTAAAGTTGCTGGCCAGGTTACTGTTGCTGCGGCTGCTTCCTAATGGCTAATAAGTTTTTTGGCGAAGTCGAGATTGATTCGGGTGGCAGCAAGTACACGCTGCGCATGGACTTCAACTCAATGTGTGAGTTTGAGGACGTGGCCGGAATCAATGCGATGGATGCGTTTGCAGATTTTGAGCAGGGCAAGATCAGCGTTAAAAATATGCGCGCAATGATGTATGCCTTTTTACGCCGCCATCATCCTGACGTTACGCTTGAGCAAGCTGGTGAAATCCTAAGCGAGAACATCGGCGCGCTAGAAGCTGTCGTGTCTGCCTCAATGCCAAGCAATGAGGAAGCCGAAAGTCTGGGAAAGTCGAAGAAATAAAGCCTGCGGGGTTTGATTACCTTCGCATGCTTGAGAGTTACATATCGGCAGGGTTTGATCCTGACTTGTTTTGGGCACTAACCCCACGGCTGTATGTAACGCACATGCAGGGCGCAAGGATGCGCTTTGAGCGTGAACACAATGAGCGGGCTTGGGTGGCGTGGCATACGGCCTACCTACCGAAACTTAAAAAGCCTGTTGGGTTGCAGGAATTGCTGATTGGCTACACGCCAAAGGCAAAAGGCTGGAAGGAGCAGTTAGCCGCATGGACTGCTTACGCAAACTATAAGGCGCACTAGCTATGGCACAATCGGTAATCGGCGCGCTGCGTGTAAATCTAGGGCTAGATTCTGCTCAATTTGAACGTGGCGCAAGAAGGACGCGGAACCATCTGCGAGACATGCGCCAGCAGTTTACTCGTGTTGCTGGTGCTGCTACTGCGCTTGGCGCTGCCATTACCGCAATGGCGATGCGTGGCGCTCGTGACATTGATAACCTTGCCAAATCTGCCCGCCGCATTGATGCGTCAGTGGGTGCTTTCCGTGCGCTACAACTAGCCGCATCTGAAGCTGGCGTAAACATTGGNACGCTTACCAATGANTTGCAGAACATGCAGCGCGAGGTTGCGCGAGGCTCNACNGGNGCAATCGCTGCANTNGAGCGNTTNGGCGTTACTGCCGAGCAATTAGCGCAACTAGACGCCGATGAACAAATGGCNTTGCTTGCAGACCGCGTGCAGTCGCTTGGGCTGTCCGCTGGCGAAACGTCTGCATTGCTGCGTGACTTAGGCATCCGCAATCGCGAGATGGTTTTGCTGTTAATGCAAGGCGGGGATGCCATTCGCAACGCCCGTCGAGATGTAGACGAATATGGCCTTGCGCTATCTGAGGTAGAGACTACGCAGATTGAGCGGGCCAATGATCAAATTAGCAGGCTGGGCATTGTGACCCAGTACGCCGCGCAGCAAATTGCTTTGCAGATGGTTCCGGCTTTGGGTCGCATGGCTGAACGCATCACAGACTCAATGCGCGAAGGTGAGACGCTTNGNAANACNATTGANGCAATGGTCGCCAATCTTGACCGATTAGCCGCTATTGTGGGTGTTGCGGTTGTTGCATTCGGCACT